ACGTCTTCCAGTATCAAAACAAACCCGAAACAATGTTTTACGATAAATAAGGTGTTCGGATTTGCACTATTTGGTGGAGCGGAACACGCAATATCCGAACACGAGATAGTAGCCGTGTTCTGCCCCGAAATGTTGAAGGTAAAGACAATCCGTCTGCCTTTGTCCCCATCATCGTAAACATAAACGGAGTTGACAAGGGTGTCTACCACCCTACGTTGATACTCAAGGTCATTCACGTCACCGCTCTTGAACGAAAGTAGCCAAAACATTATGCGCTCTTTCGTCAAGAGCGGTTTTTTCATTTCCTCTTTGGCTATCTGCCCCTCGATGTGGTTTTTCTCCGACTCAAGCTCCTCAAGACGTTCCTTCGTGGTCGAGGTAATGATACCTTGCTCGATGGCGGTCATGAGGTTCTTTATTTTCTTCTTCACCTCTTTGAGCTGATCTTGCAGACCAGTGAGGTAGGTGGTGTCGGCGGATTCCTTCTCGAAGACCTCCATTGCCCTCGTTGCAATCTTCTCTATATTCTCGTCCGTGAGGACGTGCTGGACTGTGAAGCGAACTACAAGCTCCTCTATCCAGTCCTTTTTCTCTACTTTCTTATTACACTGGTGCTTCCGCTTACGGTCAATGCACTTGTAATAGTGGTGTACCTTCCCGGACTTCGATGTGCCGCTCTCACCGACCATAGCTGACCCACAGTGACCGCAGAACAGTTTCGTGGTGAGTAAGTAGTCCTCATGGGCTTTTGTCCTTGCTCGTGCCTTTGCATTGTGTGAGAGCATGGCTTGAACCTTCTCGAACAGAGCTTTATCGACAATCGCTGGCATACCGTTTGGCACAACTACGTCCATGAACTTGTATGTCCCGATATACTTTTCATTCTTCAACAGGGTACGGAGACTGTTCTTATTGAAAGCATTCCCTCGTGAGGTCTTGTACCCCTTCTCATTGCAGTAGTTTATGATCTGAGTTGCCGACATACCATCGGCATACATTTGGAAAATCTCTTGTACGATCTTCGCCCCTACAGGGTCAATTTGATATTTTCGGTCTTCCCCTACAGTGTAGCCCAATGCCAAACCAGCTCCCCCGGTGGCAATGCACTGTAGGGCATTTTCTTTCATGCCACGTTTGATATTCCGGGATAGGTTCTCCGAGTAATACTCAGCGTAACCCTCAAGGACTGACTCAAGGATAATGCCCTCCGGGGTGTCCGGCATGGGCTGTTTTGCATAGAAGACACGGACACCGTTCTTCTTGAGCTTGGCTTTGTAGATGGCGGAGTCATATCTGTTACGAGCAAAGCGGTCAAGGGTGTACATGATAACCGCTTCAAATTGTCCCTTCTCGCTGTCCTTGATAAGCCGCTGGAAGCTGGGACGGTTGTCGGTCTTACCCGAAATCGCTCTGTCGCAGTATTCATTTATGATCGTGAACCCATTCTTCAAGGCGAAGTCGTGACACTCACGGAGCTGACCTTCGATGGATTCTTCTCTCTGACTGTGGCTCGAATATCGAGCGTAAATTACCGCTTTCGTAATCTCACCTCCAATAGCTTCTTACGTCTCAGCAGTTCTATGGGAATGATCTTAGACTGCCGCAGTATTGTCTTTATCCCCCTCTAACTCCTCTCGGTTTTCAAAGTCATAGACCATGCTCATGAACTCATGCTTCGCTCTCCGGGACAGGGAACGGTAGACTCTGAGAATGTCCTGTTCGTCCTCGTCCTTCGGCTGTACCTCCGGGGAGAGGTCTTCTGCGTCAGCAAAGAAATCCATTACAGAGCAGTTCAGCTTTTCAGCGAACAGCACCATTTCGGTTTCCTTCGGAAGCGAACCGTTGTTGATGGCAGTCACCTTCGATGTAGACATACCCAAACTCTTGATAAAGGCGGTGAGTGTGACTCCTCTTGCTTTGCAAATGCGGTTGATATTCTCTGCGAATGTCATGGTAATTCCTCCTCGCAAAAATAAAATTCGTAATTTTAGAATTTCCCTATTGACAATTCGCAAAATAAGAATTATAATAAGAACAAGAAATTCGGAAATCACGAATTGGCAATAAGAAACCGACCTCTCAGAATTGGCAGTTCCGAGAAGTTGAAGTTGTTGTATAGTCCTATAACAATAATAACAATAATTCGCCTTTTTGTCAATAGTGATTCCGATTTTCAGAACTGCGAAAGGAGGAAAATTCTATGAGTCAGATTCAAGAGCGAATGAAGAAGCTCGGTATCAAACAGGTGGATATGATCTTGGAGCTGAGAGAGCGAGGTATCACAGTCCAGCCGCCCGAAATGTCGAGTATCATTCGTGGAGTCTACACCTACCCCAAAGCGAAGGTAGTCCTCGATGAATGTGACAAGATTCTCACCGAACGTGAACGTAAGCGTGAGTCTCAGTGATTCACAGATTAACGACCTCGCACGACCATTGATGGGGATTTTGGAAGCGTTCTACCAAGACCCGAAGAATGAGGAGGACTTTCAAAAATGGCTACTGAGTGTAGAAGAACAAAAAGCAAAAGAATCAATAGAAACAAGCTCATGAAGGTGTATGCCTATGGCATTCTCCTGTTGCTGGTAGTAATCGGCGGTGTCATGGGGCTTTTGATTGGTAGAGCAACCGCCCCGGTCAACACTGAGATCGTAACCGAGACAGTGACAGTGGAAGTACCTGTCTACGAAGCAGACAAGCTCCCGGAACTTGGGGAAGTGTTCTACTATGACATACCTCTCTCCGACAGCCTACAGCGATACATCTACGAGGTATGCGCCGATGAAGGTGTCCCGGTGACACTGGTGCTGGCAATGATCGAGCATGAAAGCCGATTCAATCCCGAAGTGGTTTCCTCCACTGACGATTACGGTCTCATGCAGATCAACGAAGTAAACCATGAGTGGCTTGAGGAAGATTTTCGCTGTGCCGATATGCTGAATCCTTATCAGAACGTGTTCTGTGGGATAAAGATTATCGCCAAGTACATTGAAAAGTACGAGGACGATTACGGCAAGGCTCTGATGGCTTACAACATGGGTGACTATGGAGCGAGAAAAGCATGGCAGAACGGTGTGACAAGCACTAACTACTCCACCAGCATTCTTGAGCTTATGCAAAAGTATGAGGAGGTGTCGCACAGTGCCAACAGTAATGCAACTGAGTAACGGTAAGGTCGAGACACTTCTGACAGAACGAGACTTCGCTTACCTCATTGAACAGCACATGGGGTATGAAGCGGCTGATTACTTCCGCAGTCTCATGGAAGAACTTGAACACTACCGGGAGGAGGACGCAGACTATGACAAATAAGAAAATTGGCAACGATTTTGAGTCTGACTTCTGCGAAATCCTTTTCAACGAAGGGTTTTGGGTACATAACATGGCTCAAAACGCAAGCGGTCAACCAGCAGATGTGATCGCCGCCCGGAACGGCAAAACGTACCTTATCGACTGCAAGGTATGTTCCGTCCGAGGGTTCGCACTCTCTCGAATGGAGGAAAACCAAGACCTCTCGATGGAGCTGTGGAAAGCCTGTGGCAATGGCGAAGGTTGGTTCGCTGTACTTATCGGAGAGCAGATCGCTATGATTCCGCACTTCACCGTAAAGGCTCTGAGAAATCAGCAGTCCTACATGAATGAGCTGGAAATCAGAGAATACGGCACTCCGCTTGAGAAGTGGTTAAAGAAGAAATGAAAGTAACCGTCTCAAACACACTGGCAGTCGAAAACCCTACCGCAGAAGTAATGATGTGGTGCAAGAAGAATCTCACGATTGCGAACCCGGAATATGCCAAGAAAGCTCGTATGAATTTTTGGCTCGGTGACACCCCGGCGAAGCTCAGTCTCTATGAGCAAGATGGGGACACGCTGATTCTTCCGTTTGGTACGCTCCGCACACTGCCGGACTGTATCACCAACGAAGCATACTTTGTCAGCTCGTTTGCTGACGCTGTGGACGTGTTTTACGGTGAGAGCGATATTCCGCTCTATGACTACCAAAAAACCGCTGTGGAAGCCGTGTGCAAGGCACAGTACGGTATTCTGCAAAGCCCAGCCGGAAGCGGTAAAACGCAGATGGGTATTGCACTGGTGAAGAAATACGGCAAACGTGCATTATGGCTTACGCACACTCTCGACCTTCTCCGACAGAGTAAAGCTCGTGCAGAAATGTACATGGACGCAAAGCTCATGGGGACGATCACCGAGGGCAAGGTCAATATCGGCAAGGGTATCACCTTCGCCACGATTCAGACCATGTGCAAGCTCGACCTGTCTCGGTACAAGGATTTTTGGGACGTGATTATCGTGGACGAATGTCACCGATGTTCCGGCACTCCTACTGCTATGACGCAGTTCTATAAGGTGCTGAACAGCTTGGCGGCACGACACAAAATCGGTCTCTCCGCAACGGTACACAGGTCAGACGGAATGATCGAAGCTACCTACGCTCTCCTCGGTCATGTGGTTTACACAGTACCCGATGAAGCTGTCGGAGACAAGATCATGAAGGTAGGTATTCTCCCGGTTGGAACTGGTGTAGAGATTGACCGAAAGTGTCTCAACACGGACGGTACGCTCAATTATGCCAAGCTCATTACCTACCTCACAGAAAACCTCTACCGGGAGGAAGTCATTGTCAACACCATAAAGCTCAACGAGGGTAAGAGCTGTCTGATTCTTTCTGACAGGCTCGGTCACTTGGAACACCTCATGAACTGGCTACCAGCTCACATGAAGAAGGACGCTGTAATGGTAAGCGGCAAAATGACTACCAAAAAAGGCAAGGCGGAACGAGAACAGGCTATCGAGGATATGCGAACCGGGAAGAAAAAGTACCTGTTTGCAACCTACGCACTGGCAAAGGAAGGTCTCGACATTCCATGCTTGGAGCGTTTGTTTCTCACAACCCCTCAGAAGGATTACGCAGTGGTTACGCAGAGTATCGGCAGAATCGCTCGTGTCTGCGAGAGTAAGGCAGAACCTATCGCCTATGACTTCGTAGACAATATCGCCTATCTCGTGAAGTCCTACAAGAAACGATGTACGACCTATCGTAAGAACGGTTGTTACTTCGTGGAATAGGAGGTTAAAGAAATTGAGCAAAGTTCAATACAAGGATATAAAATTCCAAGCCAAAAGCCTTGAGCTAATCGAGCGAGTGAACTCGATTATTGCAGAATATGACGCACAAGGCTATGAGCTTACTTTGCGACAGGTCTACTATCAGTTAGTTGCACGAGGGTTCATTCCGAACAACGAGCGCAGTTACAAGAACCTCGGCGAGCTGATTAACAACGGTAGATTGGCTGGTCTCATTGACTGGTACGCTATTGTAGACCGCACTCGCAATTTGAGACGTAACAGTCATTGGGACAATCCGGCGGAGGTTATCGACTCGGCAAGATACTCCTATATGCTCGACAGGTGGAAATATCAACCTAACTACGTTGAAGTTTGGGTTGAGAAGGACGCTCTGATCGGCATTGTGAGTCAGATTTGCCGAAAGCTCGATGTTCCTCATTTCTCATGCAGAGGGTACACCTCGCAATCTGAAATGTGGGCGGCGGCACAACGCTTTATCCGACAGGACTATCGTGAAAGCCGAACGATTATTCATTTGGGAGATCATGACCCAAGCGGCATTGACATGAGTCGTGATATTCAAGACCGATTGGATATGTTCGGTGCAGATGTGAGCGTGAAGCGTGTTGCTCTCACGATGGAGCAGATTGAGTTGTACAATCCTCCTCCTAACCCCACAAAGCTGACAGACGCACGAGCAAGCGGTTATATCTATGAGTTCGGTCATGAATGTTGGGAGCTTGACGCTCTCGAACCTAAGATCATCACCTCTCTGATTGAGAATGAGGTCACTGCTCTCGCAGACCCGAACTTGTTCGAGGAAATTGAAAGCCGGGAACAGAGAGATAAAGACAACATTCAAAAGATTTGTGAGCGGTATGACGAGGTGGTTGACTTCCTCAATGGAGAGGAGGAGTAACCTATGCGACTAATTGTCTACGATTGCGAGGTGTTTGCCTATGACTACCTTGTGACACTCAAGGATAAGGAGACAGGTCATAAAACTCGTATTTGGAATGACAATGAAGCGGTGAAAGCCTGTATCAACGAGGAGGAAATCTATGTAGGGTTCAACTCGAAGCATTACGACCAGTTTATCATCAAAGCAATTTGCTGTGGGTTCACTCCTCAAGAGGTGAAACAGGTCAACGATTTTATTATCGGTGGCGGTCAAGGCTGGGAATGCCCTATGCTTCGAGATCAATACTTCCGCTTCAACAACGTGGATATTAAAGACGATATGCAGATGGGCTTGTCCCTCAAGGCTATCGAGGGTCATTTGCGAATGTCCGTACAAGAGTCTACCGTACCATTCGACATTGACCGTCCTCTTACTGAGGAGGAACGCAGAGAGGTTGAATTTTACTGCGACCATGACGTTGATACAACGGATAACCTCATAGAGCTTCGTAAGGATTATCTGAAATCCAAAATCAATATCGGTAGGCTCGTAGGCATTGACGATGTTAAAGCAATGGGTATGACAAATGCCAAGTTGACTGCGGCTCTGCTTCAAGCTACGAAGAAACCTCATGATGATGAACGGCAGTATCAGTACCCTCCGAACCTCAAGCGAGAACTGATTCCGCCGGAGGTGTTCGAGTTCTTTGACCGAATGAAAGACCCGGAATTGAGCGATAAGGAGATATTCTCCTCCAAAATCGAGATCAAGATTGGTGACTGCCCGGTGACAATCGGTTACGGCGGCATTCACGGTGCTATCCCGAACTACTTGTGGAAGGAGGGTGACTCATGCGAAAGCGAAAACGAATAATCCGAAACTTTGACGTAGCGAGTTATTACCCTCACCTCATGACGATTTGTGGGTACACCTCTCGAAACATTCCGTCCCCGGAGGTCTTTGAAAACGTACTCGAACAGCGTATGAAAGCCAAAGCCGCCGGAGATAAGGCTACAGCAAATGCACTCAAGCTCGTTGTGAACACGACCTACGGCGCAATGCTGAACCAGTACAACGACCTCTTTGACCCTCTGATGGGACGTTCCGTATGTATCACAGGTCAGCTTTTCCTCTTGGAAATGGCTCAGAACCTTTATCAGAACGTGGAGGATTTGGTAATCGTCCAGCTCAACACCGATGGTGTCATGATCGAGTTCTACGAAGACCAGTACGAGGAAGTGCTGGCAATCGTGAACGAGTGGCAGTCCCGAACAGGCTTTGAGCTTGAGGAAGACTCCGTTGCTCTGATCGCACAGAAGGACGTAAACAACTACGTTGAGGTTCAGCCGAATGGTTCTGTGAAGACCAAAGGCGGCTACTTAGTTCGTGGTATCGCCCCGGCTGGTGCATTCAACGTGAACAACAATGCTTGCATTGTAGCAACCGCCCTCAAGGAGTATTTCGTCAACGGAACTCCTGTGGAGGAAACCATAAATGGGTGTAACGATATTTTCCAGTTTCAGATCATTGCGAAAGCTGGTGCGAAGTATCGTGAAGCCTATCACCTTGTCGATGGTGAGCAAGTCCCGGTACAGAAGGTGAACCGTGTCTATGCCACAAAGGACGAGCGTTACGGAAAGCTGTTCAAGGTCAAGGCGGAAAATGACGCTACTGCCAAGATCGAAATGCTCCCGGAACACTGCATTATCGACAACGATAACCAACTCAGCATTGACGATGTGGATAAGACCTTCTACATCGAAATGGCAAAGAAACGAATCAATGATTTTTTGGGTATCAAGCCCGAAAAGAAACCAAGAGGAGGACGAAAAAAGATGGCTACTACAGCTAAAGAAACCAAAACCGCAAACCTCAATGTATATCAGAAGTTGCTCGCCGCAAGAGCGAAGTTCCTTGAGTCTGATGTACAGAAGACAGGTAAGAATATGCACCTGTCATTCAAATACTTCGAGTTGGACGATATTGTCCCTACCGCAACTCGCATTTTCAGTGAGGTCGGTCTGATTCCCATTGTGAACTTCACTTCCGATGTGGCTACCATGACCGTAGTCAACACTGATAACCCCGAAGAAGTCATTCCTTTTGTAGCTCCGTTCAATCAGATCGCTCCTATCGTGAGCAATGCTGGTAAACAGGCTACCAACGAAATGCAAGCCCTCGGTTCTTCCATCACATATATGCGCCGCTACCTGTACATGATCGCACTGGATATTTGCGAGAGTGACAGTTTTGACGCAAATGTCGGAAAGCCTGTGACTGCTCCTCAGTCCGCTCCTACTCCTCCGGCTACTCCCGAACAGAGACAGGAAGTGAAACAGGAGTTGACTGCTCCCGAAGATAACGCAACCGCTTTGCAGATCAAGGGTCTGAAAAACGTGTTGAAGAAGCTCAAGGACGCTGACCCTTCTAAGGAAGAAATGATCGCTCAGATTGCGGTTCAGACACAGGGCTTTACCGTTATCAGCAAGTCCGACTGTGAGACTCTTATCACTCGTATCACCGCTATGCTGGAAGGAGGAAATGAGTAATGGCAGACATTAAATGGCTTGAGGGTAATCGCTTGCAGATTGACCCTCCCAAGCGTACCAAGAAGATCACTGGTACTCGCTTCGCTACTATCCTCGGTCTGAATCCGTGGTCTACCGCATTTGAAATGTGGTGTGCAATCACAAAGACTTTCGAGCTTCCCTTCGAGGACACGATCTACACGGTTGCTGGTAAGACCATTGAACCTAAACAGGCGGAGTACATGAAGAAGTCCTACGGCATGGACTTGATTACTCCTACTGACCGCTACGGAGCTGACTACTTCAACAAGACGTGGGGTGACTTCTTCCCCGACAGTAAGCACCTCGGCGGTATGTGGGACTTCCTCGGTGTGGACGAGAACGGTGTCGTTGACACGGTGCTGGAAATGAAGACCACCAAGCGTATCGAGGACTGGCAGAATGACGCTCCCGAATACTACGCTCTACAGGCGGCTCTCTACGCTTATCTGCTCGGTGTGGATAACGTAGTCATGGTAGCTTCCTTCCTTGAGGAGAAAGACTACGCTGACCCTTCCAAGTATGTACCTAATGTCAAGAACACTATCACGGTGGAGTTCAAGGTATCTGAGCGTTACCCCGACTTCGCTGAGAAGGTGGCACTGGTCGAACAGTGGTGGGCGGATTACGTTGACACTGGTATCTCTCCTGTGTTTGACGAGAAGAAGGACGCTGAGATTTTGAAAGCTCTCCGCACTCACAATCTCACCCCGGACACCGACATTGACGCTCTGATCGCAGAAGCCGAAGGTCTCAAGACCGAAGTCGATAAGGCTACTGCCGCAATCGCTGATAAGGAAAAGCGTCTCAAGGAGATCAACGACATTATCAAGGAACACGCTATGAAGCAGTTCCGTCCCGGCGATAAGAAGGTTGAGGTCAAGGGTGCTACCTACACATGGGCTATCTCTCGTTCCGAAACCACTACCATCGACAAGAAAGCACTGGAAGCTGACGGTCTGCTCGACAAGTATCAGAAGAAGACTGAACAGTTCCGTATGACTGTGAAATAAGGAGGAAAACGACAATGGCAAGAATCCCTATGACGAGCGGTTTCGCTCTTATTCCCGAAGGAACTTATGTGTTCCGTATCTATGACGCAAAGTATGACGAGGAGTTCGGTAAGATCGAGGTCAAGCTGGTGAATGCCGCTGGTATGACCCACACTGAACGCTTCTCCATCAAGGACAAGAACGATGAAATGAACGAAAAAGCTCTGAATGCGTTCTCCTACTTTGCGAAGACCGCAATGGGCGATTTCTCCCTTGAGGACATTGACCCCGAAGAACTGATCGACCACTTCATTTGTGCAGAAGTCGTTCATACCAAGCTCCCTTCCAACAAAGACCCTAACAAGATGGTTACTTTCGCCAACCTCGGTGACAAGTCTCCGGCTGAGTATTTCGATACTGAACCTGTTGCTCGTGCGCTGAGTCTCAGCAGAGAAAACGGCGGTGCTAAGAACACTGCCGCCGCTCCTAAGACTACCGCCCCTGTTCAGCAGACCGCTCCGGCGGCACAGCCTAAGAAGGGTCTCGACCTTGACGCACTGTTGGGATAAAGGTGTGGGGAGCATAGCTCCCCCTCCTCTAAGGAGGGAACGATTATGGAAATCAAAGACAGCGGAAACCGCAGAGAGTTTTCCTACGGGGCAGTCAGAGACATAAACGAAGGTAAAGGTCGATGTGACCTCCTTCCTCTTGGTGTGATCGGAGAAATCTGTGACAACACAGTTTTCTCCAACATCAATGAGTATATCCGAACTGGCGATAAAATGCTCCTCGTGGAAGCAATCAAGGAGTTTTCCAATATCCGTTACGGAGACTTGAATACCGCAATGCTCGAAGTCTCCAAGCATTATGAGGACGGTTGCAATAAGTACGGTGAACGTAATTGGGAGAAGGGCATTCCTCTCCACTGCTACATCGACAGCGGTGTGCGCCACTATTTCAAATGGCTCAGAGGTGATACCGATGAACCCCACGATAGAGCGTTCCTGTGGAATTTGCTCGGCGCACTGTGGACGCACAATTACAAGCCGGAGTTCTGCGACCTTCCATTTAAGAAGGAGGACACAGTATGACCGAGAAAGACAGACTCGACCTATTCATGAAGACACCACTCGCAGACTTCATTTCCGAGGACTTCAAGACCTATCTGCTCGCAGAAGGATTCTTCCGCTCCCCGGCAAGCACCAAGTATCACGGAGCGTATGAAGGTGGTCTGTTCGACCATTCCTTTGCGGTGATGAATTTCCTTGTGGAGTTGTCCGCAAAGAACGGTCTGCGCTGGAAACGTGCTGAGAGTCCCTTCATCGTGGGTATGTTTCATGACCTCTGTAAGATCGACAACTACCGTCACCCGGTAATTGCTGAATCGCTGGACGGTCAGAAAATCTACGATGAATCCAAGTGGGAATACAACCCCAACACGACCTTCAAGGGTCACGGAGACAAGTCTATTATCCTTCTCTCTCAGTTCATGACTCTGACTGAGGAAGAAATCATGTGCATTCGCTACCACATGGGTGCTTTCGTTGAGAAGGAAGAATGGAGAGATTACACAGGTGCGGTACATAGATACGCAAATGTCCTGTGGACGCACCAAGCAGATATGCTCGCTTCTCATGTCGTAGGTATCTGACATGAACAGAGCTGAAAGACGGAGAAGACAGAAACAGGGACTTCCCATTGTCAAAGAACCTGTGCTGAATATCAAGGCGAGCGATATTCAGCAGATCAAAAAGGACGCTACCAACACTGCCGCCGACACAGCTTTCTTCCTCATGCTGGCTATCCCGGTCATGGTGATTCATGACAAATATCCGCAGATTATGAGGAGAGTCGTGGACGGTAAGTCGAGGGAGGAACGCTTCGCTGACCTCTGTCTCGACCTGTACGACAGTTTCAACAAAGGGTATGTGACCCTTGACGATTTGGCTCAGTGCCTTTGGGAAGAAGCTGGTATCAAACTCGAAAAGAAATAAGGAGGTACAATCCATGAACTATAAGCTCAAGAACGTGAACGGTAAGGTCACTTTTCTGCTCCGCACTGGCAAGGATTTGGTGAAAAATCAGATGGCTATTGCTTCGGCACAGCACATCATCGACCACGGCAAGATCAAGAAGTCCGATGTGAAGGGCTATCCTATCAACGTGGACGATAAGTGGTATTTCGAGGGTGAGGTCTACAAGAAGACCGCTCCTCAGAAGACGGAGGGAGAAGCCTAATGAGAACTTTCTATTCCGAATATGTACAGCACTGCATGAGATTCTATGCGAGACACCCTCGCCCTAAGTTCCGTAGTGACGCAGACAAGCAGAACTGGAACGCTTGTGACAGTGCTATGAAGGGTTTCACCGATAAGGAACAGGACATTCTCATGACTGTCTACCGTGAAGGTGACACCATTCCCGACAACGTGTATAAGGTGTCTGTTGATCGCAACATCAAACAGGACACCATTTGGAAGCTCATTAACGAGCTGGAACGCAAGGTTGCAAAGAGGAGGAACTTGATTTGACACACTACGAGAACATACCCGGCGAGCTGAAAGAACTGAATCAATGGGTCTGTACTCGTAGTGACAGCAAAGTTCCGATGAAAGCATTCGAGAATGAAGCCGCTTCCTCCACCAACCCTCAGACGTGGGCTACCTTCGACATGGCGAATGACGCTGTGTCGAAGGGGTTCTATGACTACTGCGGCTTTGTCTTTGCTGACAACGGTTTTGTCGGCATTGACATTGACACCGGGTATGACGAGGAAGGTTTCATGACACCGCTTGCCGCAGACATTATCGGCAAGTGTGCGAGCTACACGGAGAAATCCAAAAGCGGCAGAGGTTTTCACATTCTCCTCAGAGGTACGCTTCCCTTCAAGGGCAAGAACAACCTCGCCGGAGTTGAGATATACAAGTCCGCCCGGTACTTCATCATGACAGGCGATACGCTCCTCTATCGTAATATCGAGGAGAACCAAGAAGCGATTGATTATGTGGTGGAAAAATACTTCCCGGAGGCACGGCAAGAGAAAGAGACCTCCGAGTACGGTGGTCGAATCTACTCCCCGATATGGGAACTGCCGGAGAACAATCGTATCAAGCTCCGCCCTGTCTACCCTCGAATCCCGGACGGAAGCCGTAATATCTGTCTGACCTCTCTCGCTGGTATGCTTCACAATCAAGGGTACAGCAAACAGCAGATATACGATGAACTTATTTACTGTAACACGGTTGCCTGTGAACCTCCGCTCGACAGGAACGAGCTGAGAACGATCTGCAACAGTGTTACCCGGTACAAACGATGATTGAACTCACACCACTACAAAATCTAAGCAACGCAATTATCTTGCAAGCGGTCAAGGACTACCGTACCGCCCTCAGTGGTAGTGGCATAGGCAAGAGACCGCCGGGAAGCGTCATTGTCGAGGTCGAGCGGTTCTTCCGCTCTGAGTGGTTCGACATACTGACAAATGTTGACGGTGAAGTTCTGATCGAGAAAATCCGCAAGGAATTTGCAAGATAAAAACTAACACAAAAAAGATAAAAAGTTGCAGAAAAAGTATTGACAGCTAATCCGATTTGTGTTATATTATAATCACAACAGGACAAGAAACAATCTTGTTCAGATTATTAAGGAGGACAGACCTATGATGGTTAAGAGAAGTGAAATGGTGGAAACCACCAACTACAACGTAGAGGACATTATCTCCTTCGAGCTGGCTGACGGTGAGAAGGTAGAAGCAATGGCTATGAAACAGGAAGCAGACGGTATGATCTTCATGCTGGTGGACTGCTTGAAGGACGAGGAGTGTATGAACGAGGAAGACTCCAACCGTGGCGGCTGGGACGCAAGCGATTTGCGTGTGAAGCTGAATGGTGAAATCCTCGAACGCTTCCCGGCTGAAATCCGTGAGCAGATGGTCGCATTCGCCAACGGCGATATGCTGAGACTGCCTACCGAGAAGGAAATCTTCGGTGTCAATGAGTACGGCGAGACTGAGGACGAATCCGTTGAGCAGTTCGCTCCTATGAAGCTCCGCAGAAACCGTATCGCATTCCAAGGTCACAACGGTAATTGGGAATGGTACTGGCTGGCAAACAAGCATAAGCGTTCCGCTTCCTATTTCGCCTCTGTCAACCGCTGCGGTTATGCGGACTACAACAACGCTTCCTACGCTATCGGTGTCCGCCCCGCTTTCAAAATCAAGAATCTGTAATCTGCGCCCCCTTGTGGGGCGCACTCAACCCACACGAAGGAGGATATAATCGTGGCTTACTATATGAATAACAACAGAGACATTGAGTGCTACAGAGGTGACATTTTCTATATCGCCAACAGCGGTCATGTGGTCGGCTCTGAGCAGAGATCGGGAAGACCCGGTATCATCGTCTCGAATGATTTGGCGAACAAGCACTCACCCAACGTGTCAGTCGTATATCTGACTTCACAGGAGAAGAAACCTCTGCCGACTCACGTTGATGTGATCTGCAAAGTCCCTTCTACTGCTCTGTGCGAGAACATTCAGACCGTATCGAAGGAACGTCTCGGTGACTTCGTGAAGTCCTGTACTACCTCCGAAATGGAAAGAGTCGATAAGGCTATCTGTCATGCCCTCGGTCTCACCGTTCCGGCGGAAGCACCTTCCATCACCGAGGAAGATTTGAAAGCTCTCAAGGAAGCACCTGTTCAGCTCATGCCTGTCGAACCTACGGCGGCTGAGATCGAGCGTAACCTGTACAAGAATCTGTACGAGCAGTTGCTTGACCGTCTGACAGGAAAATCCGCATGAGAGGTTCGATAAAATGCAGTTGTGTCGGAAGCGGTGTCTCTGCCGCTTCTGTCCGAACAATCAGACGTGCAAGATCGCACTCCGGCGATATTGTAAAGCAGTCTGTTATTGCAGTATCAATAGAAAACTCAAGGAGAACGAGAATGAACACAGACGTAATGTTCAGTAGCAAAACGGACGATTGGGCTACTCCACAGGACTTCTTCGATGAACTGAACCGGGAGTTCGGTTTCACACTTGACCCCTGTGCAGATCATGTCAATCACAAGTGCGCTACTTACTACACAAAAGAACAAGACGGTCTCGTTCGTGATTGGGGGGGGAACGAGTATTTTGTAATCCTCCCTATGGTAAAGAGATTGGCAAGTGGGTTCAAAAATCTCTTGAGGAGAGTCGCAAGCCCAATACCCTTGTCGTAATGCTCATTCCGGCGAGAACCGATACAAGATACTTCCATGACTTTATTTATGGAAAAGCGGAAATCAGATTCATTCGAGGTCGATTAAAGTTCGGCAACTCGAAGACCGCCGCTCCCTTCCCATCTATGGTAGTAATATTTGAAAACAAGGAGGAAAAATCCCATGAAGGTAACACTCATACAGGCAACCCCTAACCCCATTGAAACTATCGCTCAGATCGCAAGTATCTGTTACGACAGTGACCCCAAGAATCCTCTCGGACTGGTGAAGCACCTGTACCGCAACGGACACCACAGTGTCTTCGAGCATATCTACTTCACGTTCAAGATCGAGGGTATCTCTCGTGCTTGCTCTCACCAGCTTGTGAGACACCGCCACTGTAGCTTCACTCAGCGCAGTCAGCGTTATTGCTCCGAGGACGGTTTCGGTGTTGTCGAACCCGGTACGATTTACAAGGTCGATGAAAAGGGCGGCTTTGGTAATCTGATCGAGGAAATCAGCAGACACTATGAGGAGCTACAGGCAATCGGTATTCCCAACGAGGATGCACGATACGTTCTACCGAATGCGTGTGAAACCTCTCTCTACCTCTCCTGTAATCTGAGAGAACTCATTCACATGAGCAACGAGCGTTTGTGCCGTAAGGCTCAGTGGGAAATCCGAGAGCTGGTACAGCAGATGGTCTACTGTGTGAACGCTGACCTGTGGTTTATGCTCGTACCTAAGTGCAAGAGCGGCAGAATCATTTGTAATTCCCCTTGTGATAAGGAGGATTAAGTCGTGAAGGTCAACATTCTCGGTGTCCCCTACACCATTCAATATAAGTCCCCGGCGGAGGACAAATTCTTGCGAGAGTGTGACGGTTACTGTGACAAAAGCTCTCATAAGATCGTAGTCAATACCGAGAATGGAGACCTCGAAGATTTCCCTCGGTATCAGAAACAGTGTTTGCGGCATGAGATTATCCATGCGTTTATGTTCGAGTCCGGCTTGGGCGCAAATTGGGAACATAAACCCATCGGACATGAGGAGACAACTATCGACTGGATAGCCGCTCAGTTCCCGAAGCTCCTCGAAGTATTTGAGAAAGTAGGTGCTTTGTGATGAACGAAATTATCTGCCCTCTCCTCACTACCAACACGGTAGTCGAGGAAGACGGAACAGTCAAGATAGGTACTCAACCTGTGTACTGCATTAAATGTCAGTGTGCATGGTGGGTCGAAGATAAACAGAAATGTGCGGTAGCGGCGATTGGAGGTGAACGTCATGGTAAGCGATAGAGAATTGTTCGAGCTTCGTAATGGTCGAGTAATCATGGACGAAGACCTCTCCGAGAAAATGTACATCATCAAGGAGTACCACCCGGAGAGAGCGGACGAGACCAGCTCCGGCTTTGAATGGTCGGAAATGGGTATGGCTAACCTGTTCGGTATGCTCTACAACAGAGAGGTTCGCTACTGTACTGAGCATAAGAGCTGGTACACCTATCATGAAGGTGCATGGCGCAAGGACGAGGGCGCAATCCTCGTGTCCGAAAAGATCAAGGACTTTGTTCGTCTCATGATTCTCTACTGCGGTGAGATTGTGGACGATGATCTCCGCAAGAGCTACACTGCATTCGTCAATAAGATGGGTGACAGACGTATGCGAGACCGAATCCTCAAGGACGCTACAGGTGAGCTTCGTATCTCCGCTGTGGAGTTTGACGCTAACCCCTACCTCATTAACTGTCTGAATGGTACATACTCTCTCGAAGACTTTTCCTTCCGGGAAGCTCGCTGGGACGATTTTCTCACCATGCAGACCAACTTCCGACACACTATCCGCAGAGACATTAAGTGTAAGCGTTGGGAGAAGTTCATTGACGAGGTTACACAGGGAGATAAGGACAAGGCGGATTTCCTTCAACGTGCGCTCGGCTACTCTATGCTCGGCATGAGCAACGAGGAGTGTATGTTCATTCTCCACGGCAAGACTACCCGAAACGGCAAGTCCACTCTGCTCAACACCATCGAATTTATGCTCGGTGACTATGCGAAGGTTGCCCCGGTAGGTATGATCTGCCGTGGTGACAGGCAGAAGGACGCAGAAGCCGCTTCTCCTACTCTCGCCGGACTCAAGGGCAAACGCTTTGTCACCATGTCCGAGTCGAATGAGTATGGCAAACTGGACGAGGAGAAAATCAAACAGCTCACAGGCGGTGAGGAAATCTCGGCTCGTGCGCTGTACCAGTCAGCGATTACCTACAAGCCGCAGTTCACCCTTTGGCTCTCCTGTAATGACCTTCCGATGGTTACAGACAAGTCCCTGTTCGCTTCCCAGCGTATCAAGGTGATCGAGTTCAACCGTCACTTCAAGCCGGAGGAACAGGACACTCACCTCAAGGACGAGCTGACTTCCACGGAAGCAATGAGCGGCATTTTCATGTGGCTGGTTCGTGGCTACATTAAGTATAAGGAAAACGGACTCAAGATGGCGGACTCTCTAACCGAGGTAGTCACAAAGTATGAGCGTGACAACGACCTCGTGTTGCAGTTCCTTGAGAACCGCTGTGTCCGCAATGAGGACGTGAATATAAAGGCAAAAGACCTGTACAATGCTTTCAAGCTGTGGGCGAAATCCGAAGGAGCTTACGTCCTCTCTGCTCGAAAGTTCAACTCCGAAATGGAACGACACCCGGAATGGTTCGACAGAAAATCGACTTCCAGCGGTTTCATGATCTATTGGGGACTCAAGCTCAAGGAGGTGGTGTAATGTCTACCTACAAAGAGCAACCTGTGACATTTCATCACGTCACTGAGTACGGTAACGACACTGGCTACTTCGAGAATAAATGGTTCGAGGTGCGAATCGGTGAGACCGTAATTGGTCGAGGAGACACACTCGAAGACGCTATTCACTTCTGCGAGTCTGCGGACACCATCGACAAAGACATTATGGAGGATTGTTGAAATGGCTCGTAATCGTTACCCCGGCTACTGCTACTGTTGCGGTGCATACGTTCCAGCCGGGTTCGGACACTTCGAGCGTAGATGGGGTCAGCCGGGTAACAAGTGGCAGATCAAATGTGTGAAGTGTGCGTCCGGCAGAACGGTGAAAGAAACGGACAAAGAAGTCCGGCGAGTAAGGAGGAAAAACAATGGCTCTTGAGCTGAAAAATACAGAACACAGCTATTATTGCAGTGACAACAATTACTATGTCGGCGGTGCTGAGAATCACGGACGTTGCGACTATGACACATGGGAAGACTTCAAGGAAGACTGGCTCGTGGACGGTTCGCTGGACGATGATTATAACCACCTGTTCCGCTTTGATATTCTCGAAAGCGAGGAAACTCCCGGTAGATTTGAGCTTTTCCTGTTCTTCATTTTGCAGAGAAAAGGTATCTTCCGCCCTGTGTGGATTCGCAGTATCACGAAGGACGATCTCGCAGAGATTGAGACCTTCCTGTCTCACCGCTGTCAGTATTTGAAGTCTCAGTGGCGAGAGTTCTCCGGGGAGGTGGAATAATGAAGATCACTAAATGCACAGGCGAAGGTCAAGGCTCTTGCAAACGATGTTCCGACAAAGGCAAATGGAACAGAATGTGGTGTTGCTTCCTCTACAAGATTGAGGGCTATGAGGGTTGCTACTGCGCCGACTGCGTTAAGGAAATACAGGAGGTACAAAAATGATGGACGAACTTGCTCAGAGAATCGCCCATGAGAAGGACGCTTTTCTCTTTGGTCTTTTCAAGAAATACGGCTATCATCGTGCAAAGGCAATGAAGCTCCTTCACAAGAAGCGTCTCTCAGTGATCGTGCATGGTGACTACGAGACTTACCTTGTGGACGATAAGAAGCTGTTTCGTATCAGAAAGATTGTCAACTTCGATAATGAAAATTACAAGGTGACATTCAGCTTCAAGGAGGTGGCGATTGATGAAACCGATTAAATTTGAACAGGCAAACAAGAACCTTCTCAAGCCGGAGTCCATGACAGACGAGGAATGCTCCTCTCTGTGGGTGTACAACGATGGTAGAGAATGTATCTCTTGCTGGCGGCTGACATGGAAAGAACGACTCAAGGCTCTGTTCTTTGGTCGAGTGTGGCTCTCCGTTCTCAGCGGACGAACGCAACCTCCTGTGTGGCTCGCCTGTTGTAAGACAGTATTCTTGAAGGAGGACACGGACAATGAAACCGAACATTGACGCACTGCTGACGGAGGACAATCCTTCAAGAATGGTGTCGTTCTCATTGGAGTCAGGAAGCGGCAACCGATATGATCATTCTTACCTTGTGCCGGAGTCGATAGTCCTACAAGGCAGACAAGCCGTGGAGGAATACATCGTCTCAAAGGCTCTTGGTGATATTCTGTATGTAGAATTGGAGGGCGAATGATGTTTGGTAAGAAAAGACTCCGGGACGAAATCGCTCGACTACAGTATAGGGTTAAAGAGTTGGAAGAACGACTCTGCCCTTCTCAGTCTCACTCGTGGAAGCGTATCGACTACGAGTTCGTAGGCGGCACTGGCAGAGGTGACGAGCTTACCGTCTACACTTATGTGTGCGAGAAATGCGGTAAGGTGGTGAAGACATGGAAGACTCTGTAAGAGAGATTTTAGGTCTGATCGCAGACGTGAACCCGAACGAGATTGCGGCGCACATTGCTGACGGTACTCTCGCTGACTGGTGCGAGCTGTGGAGACAGCAAGCAACGGTGGCGGCAGAAAACCTCAGATTATCTGAAAAGGATTGAAAAATAATCAAAAACGACATTTGTGAAATAACACGAATCGGATTGAAAAATAATCTTTTCACCTTTTCGGGCATGAAGTAGTAAAAGTAGTGGTATTTTAGTTTTTGCGTATAAGTTCTCTTATAAGGGGTCTATATAGTAAAAGTTACCGTAAAAATTGATTTTCAACTACTTCTACTACCGCAAGAAGAATAAGAACAAAGAGGACTCTCGACTATGAAAGAGGACTCTCCGTGGTTGTGGAGGACAGACTACGACTATAGGAGGTAAAGGAAAAATGGCAAACAAGAAGCCTACTGGTACGGAAGACGTACAGGTAATTAAGAAGAAACCTCGTGGCGGCAACTCTCCTGTCATTGGTATGAATGGGTATGACCTTGAACCGGGAGACAACACGAAGTTTCTGTCATTGAACATTGAGCTATTCAATATGCCGAGTATTGATATGCACGATGAAGAAGCCGTGGCTCAGAGGTTGGAGGAGTATTTTGCATTGTACGCAAAGCATGATATGAAACCGACTGTTGCTGGAATGGCTATGGCACTCAACGGTATGAACAGAAAGACTTTATGGGGTATTACACATGACGCTCCTATCGGTGGACGTGGTAACTACTCCACGTTGCCGCAGAACGTGACCCACATTATAAAAAAGGCATACTTTTTGCTTGAAAATTTGTGGGAAAGCTACGCTACCAGTGGCAAAATTAACCCGGTCACAGCGATCTTCCTTGCGAAGAACAACTTTGGCTACCAAGACAAGACCGAGTATGTTCTGACACCGAACACCCAGCAAGACAACGACTATGACGCAGACGATATTCGCTCTCGCTATCTGATCGACTCTACCGACTCCGGCTCAGACTCCGACTCTGACGGTGAGTAACGACTATCGACTCTCAAACGACTATCGACTATCGACTATGAAATCGAAAACCGTCCTCACGCTCCGGGTCTTCCCGGCGGTGTGATGGGCGGTCTTTTTGTGCGGATTTTTGGACGATTTTTGCTGATCTGACCCCGGCGGTATTAACAATTTAACGTGGTAAAGCGTTCCGGGCTGATCTCCGGCGGCTGATCGTGTTTATACCTTATTATATAGGAAAGAGAAAAAATAATCCGAAAAAGATAATTTTTTATGCAAAAGGGGTTGACAATTCGCAAATTCCGAATTATAATATAATCAAGATAAGACAAGAAACAATCTTGTTAAGATTATAGGAGGTAAACACAATGAAAATTTACGATCTTCCGGTTATGGGTTACGACAGGGCAAAAAGTTTTTACGGCAAAGCAAAGGTTATTGAAAAGGACAACGGCGAAAAGGTTTTGCAATCCTATAATACCGAAGTTTGCAAGATCACCAGCGGCGGCGAATTTGTCCGCTTGTGGAGCGGTTACAGTGTAACCACAATGCGACACGTCAATAGTTTCTTGAATTTCTTCAATCTGTCCGGCGGCGGTAAAGCATGGTGGGACGCTCAGACGATCAGCGCATAAATAAAAGGAGGTAACAAGCATGAAGGCTTTATTAAAAAATGGTGAATGGGTAGAAATCGAAACAACATATTTGTTTCATGATCAGTACAACACAAAAGACAAGCGCATTTTCGATCAAGATATCGTCCGCATTGTTGATGATGTGCGGTTAGGGTTGGGAAAATGCCGTTACTGTGGCGCAATGGTAAAGCGTGGAGAAGAACACAAGCATTTTGAAGAACAGGAAAATAAAACTTGTTCGGGTTGCTTTTGGTATCAAGATCGCCTTATAAGCTCCACCAAACAGCCGCCGACAGTCGAGCGCACAACGAACGAAAACGGCGAAACAGTTACCCGGAAAACCGTTACAACGGTATCACAGTATAAAAAAGTATGTACCTATAAAGAAAAGTACGGCGAATGTACACATAAAGAATGCCGCCGAATGGGTATTGACTGGTTCACCCCGGAAAACACTTTCTTTTTGAAATATCCAAACGGTTTTGATTCTATCCCGGAGGTTGACAAGCTGTCAAGCCGTGGTTTTATGGTTGATGATCGCTTGTTAAATGCTCAGTATTACAAGAAAATCGGTTCTTATACATTGACCGCTTTACTTTCTTATGAAAACGGAAAAGCAACAGGCATTCGAGCATACAGGCTTTATAATTGCCGCCGTGATTATACATTCCGTTTTGAAAATGGGGAGCTTTTCACGAATAAATATGCTTTTGGTTGGCGCAAGGTTAAAACGCTGGAAGGTGTACCCGGTTCAGTTATGGAAGCTGTTAAAAATATTTGTGGGAGGTAACAACAATGAAAGAATTTATTTTTAAGACAACGGCAACGATGAAGGAATACAACAATAAAAAATGGTGGATTGATTCGGGCATTGTTCGAGAAATCCGCATAGCCGCCGAAAACGTCCGGGAAGCGTTGAAGCAATACCGGGAGATCGTAAGCGAAAAATTTTATATTGAAATTTCCGACAATGCTATTAAATGCAAGTCCCCTATGTACATTGACACGGCAAGCGGTGAATGTAAGCAAGTCGGCTATGTTATCACCGGGAAAACGGATTTTGAAGACAGGGACAATTATAAATGGAGCAGTCAATATATTGATCTGTGGGTTACTATTCTAACCATTACAGACACGGAATTTTAACAGGGGGTGCAATTATGGATATTAACGCAATTATGGCGGAGCTTGCACAATATAACCGTATGGCGGAGGAGATCGCCGCCACTGTGGAAGGGCTGAAAGATCAAATTAAAAATTACATGGTGGAAAATGGGCTTGATACGTTGACAGGCTCAGAACACAAAGCAAGTTATAAAACCGTTACGGCTTCCCGGATTGATACCACAGCATTAAAAAAGAATGCGCCGGAGATCGCCGCACAATATACCAAAACCACAGAAACAAAGCGTTTCACATTCGCATAATATAAGGGGGTGCAATATGTTTGTAATTATCTGTATTATTCTTTTTCCGTTCGTTTTGTTGGGTGAAATTCTGAAACAAAACAATTAAATATTTACATTACAAAGCCCCGGCATATAACCGGGGCTATTTCATTTTATTATATGGGGGTAGGTATGTTGTAGCGTGTACACGTCCACCACAGCGGCGGCATGATCGCCGCTTTTCTTTATATGGGGGTATGGGTTGCGCCGTTGCTGTCTTTGGGGTATATTCAAACGATAGCGGCGGCGGTTGCTGTCTTTGGGGTTGTTTTTGGGGTTGTGATAGTGCTATCACGTTTTGAATAATGCTATTGATAGCGGCGGCACGATCAACGGCGGAGGGTTGACAGCTTCCCGGACACGTCCGCCGGAGCTGTCCCCCGGAGGGGGATAGACACCGCCCCGAACGTGGGGAGGGAGTCGTTTGAGTACCCGAAAATTTCAAAAAGAACAAAAAGAACAAAAAGGACTAAAACTTATCTTATTTGTATTGACATTTATCCTCTCTCGTGCTATACTAATCTCAAACAACACAAGGAGGTACACTATGGTACGCAATAACATAGAGCTGGACGTCAAGGTCAAGTGCCTTGAGACCAGCACAACCCAGCAATCCCTCGCTGAAAAAATCGGTACGACAGGTCAGTATGTGAACAGAATCGTCAAGAAGAAGGACGGTCTAGTGAATAAGACCTTCGTTGAAATGATGGAAGCTCTTGGTTACGACATTGAGCTGACCTACGTCAAGAGGGACGAATAATTTGGAGGTGAGTACATGAAGGTCGGTTATGTACGAGTAAGCACCTTAGACCAAAATCCGGCGAGACAAATGGAGCTGATGAAATCTCTTGGTGTGGAGAAAATCTTCCTCGATAAGATCAGCGGCAAGGACACCAACAGACCACAGTTCAATGAAATGCTCTCCTTCCTCCGGGAAGGTGACACGTTATACATTGAATCCTTCTCCCGGTTATCACGAAGCACCAAAGACCTCCTGTCTACGGTTGCTTTGCTGACGGAACGAGGTGTGAATCTTGTCTCAGACAAGGAAAAAGTCGATACCACCACACCACAGGGGCGGTTTATGCTGACGGTTTTCGCCGCCCTCTCGGAGCTGGAACGAGAAAATATCCTCGAAAGACAGCGTGAAGGTATCGAAATTGCTAAAACCGAAGGAAAATACAAAGGTCGGAAGCCTGTTGAGACCACGGATAGGTTCTTTTTCGTGGCAAAGGCATGGTCGGAAGGAAATCTCGCTCTCAAGGACGCTATTGAGGAGTCGGGTATGTCCTCCTCCACCTTCTTCCGTAGGTGCAAACAGTATAATATTCACAAGGAAAGTAGTAAAAGTAGTTAAAAATCAGTTTTTGCGTAAACTTTCACCTTATGGGTGTCCTATAGGAAGAATTATACGAAAAATCAGAAGAACAACTACTTTTACTACTTCACATGGAGGATTTGGGTATGACGTATGTATTCAAAACACCGTTTTCACACGCTGAGACGGTTTCGATGGTGGAAAAGACCATCACAGCCATAGGAGGTAAGTTCAAAAACGATGTTGGTGACTGGCGAGCGAAGGGATTTGCTACCGTCCTCTCCGCCACGGCGCAGTTTTTCTTCCACGAGAAGGAAAATGAATGCAGTGTCCGGGTGGTTTTCCGCAGACACCACACTGACAGCCGAAGATTTTGGAGAACCTTCGTTGAAAAATTGAATGAGCTTTACCCGGACGTAGATTTCGGTATCAATGCGAAGACACCGTATGAATTGGTGGCAGTTCTGAACCTCACTGGCGATACCGAGCAAGTCCATTTCTCTCGAACTTCCGGCGGAACATCGTTGGGCGGATTCCTCCTCGGAGGATTGGCTTTCGGCGCACCGGGAGCGATTGTCGGCGGAATGTCCGGCACTCAGAAAACAGTCGGCACGACCCGAACGGTGTATTCCGATAAGGTCAACGTCCGAATGCTGTGGAGTGACGGTCTCCTACAGGAACGACAGGTCGATAAGCGAGAGAACCTATATCATGAGATCATGAACATGATTTCATAACGTAACAGATACACGGCGCATGATTGCGAGAGCTTTTGGCTCAAACAGTCATGCGCTTTTTCTTTTTGGAGGTATTATGAAGAAATTACTGAAAACAATTCTTGCGAGAGTCCGAAAGAAGCCCTTCTCTTTTCAGACCTTTGAGGACTTGTATTATATGTGCAAGGAAGCAATGAAGGAAGACACCGACCTCGGTGTGAAATATCTGAAATTGCTCTCGACTGAGATCGAAAAGGCATTCCGGGATTCCTCGCTGAGTGAAGCGGACGTACACAAGCTGTACGATCTGCATAAGCGAGTGTGCTATGCCGCCGCAAAGTATGATTTTGACTCCTACCTTCTGTATGTCGAATGGAACAGAGACCCGGAGAAGAAGTTCTACCCTCCTCGCCGCAAGGTGCTGAAACAGGTGGTGGACGCTCTACAGGAGCTTGCCGATGATAAACTGGATTTGCTGGCGGTCTCCCTTCCTCCCGGTAGCGGTAAGACCACTCTCGCTATCTTCTATCTGACATGGCTTGGCGGCAAGATTCCCAACGACCCTATGCTGACAGGTAGCCACTCGAACTCCTTCGTCCGTGGTGTCTATGACGAATGTCTGAGAATCATGGATAAGAACGGCGATTACCTGTGGCATGAAGTGTTCCCGGATATACAGGTCACGAACACCAACGCAAAGGACTGTCGTATCGACCTCGACAAGCGTCAGCGTTTTGAGACGTTGGAGTTCACCTCTATCGGTACTGGTAACGCTGGTCTGTATCGTGCGGCAACCCTCCTCTACTGTGATGACTTGGTGTCGGGTATCGAAGTTGCTCTGTCGAAGGAACGACTCGACAAGCTGTGGGAAACCTACACCACTGACTTGAGACAGCGTAAGATCGGAGACCACTGCAAGGAGCTTCACATTGCTACACGTTGGTCGGTTCATGATGTAATCGGTAGACTTGAGCGTGAGTACGGTGATAATGAGCGAGCGAAGTTCATCGTTGTTCCGGCTCTCGATGAAAATGACGAGTCCAACTTCGACTACGCTTATGGTGTCGGATTCACCACGAGATTCTACCACGAGCAGAGAAATATCATGGACGATGTGAGTTGGCGAGCATTGTATATGAATGAACCTATCGAACGTGAAGGTCTCGTTTATGCACAGGACGAGCTTCGCCGCTACTTTGAGCTTCCGAGCGAAGACCCGGACGCAATTATCGGTATCTGCGATACGAAGGATAAAGGTGCTGACTACGCTTTCCTCCCTGTGGCTTACGTCTACGGACAGGACTACTATATTCACGATTGTGTCTGCGACAACGGTCTGCCGAACATCGTGGACGCTCGACTGACGGAAATTCTTGTCCGGGATAAGGTCAAGTCCTGTAGGTTCGAGTCCAACTCCGCCGGAAGACGTGTGGCTGAGAAAATCCAAGAGGAGGTCAAGAAAAAGGGCGGCATTACCCATATCACGACCAAGTTCACCACTGCCAATAAGGAAACGAAGATCATCGTCAACAGTGCATGGGTTAAAGAGCATTGTCTGTTCAAGGACGCTTCCCTCTATCAGAAGAAGTCCGACTACGGCAAAATGATGGATATGCTCTGCTCCTACACCGTTGCTGGTAAGAATAAGCACGATGATGTTCCCGATGGCATGGCTATGTTGGCGGAATATGCACAGTCCTTGAGCGGTCAGAAGGTCGAGGTCTTCAAAAGACCGTGGTAATTCACAATTTCCACATAGTTTTCCACAAAAAATTCTAAAAAGAAGAATTAGAACTTGATTTTTACGAATTGCTGTGGTATAATGATAAAGGTAAAAGTGTATAGAGTTTTAAGTGGCGCATGATTGTGATTTGGAAACTTCGGTTTCTATCGGTCATGCGCCATTTTTATTTTCAATCATTCAAAGAAAGGAGGGGCAATCGTGGGAAATACCGTTGACACTTCAAAAGGTCTGTCTCAGACAAGGCAAATGAACGGCAGACGTGTTATCAAGACCAGCGTCCGTGAGATCACCAAAGATAACGTGGTCGATGTGTTGCAGAAAGCTCTTGGCACACACGAACTGAACCGCAGTGAGATTGATTACCTGTGGAACTACTACCGTGGTAAACAGCCTATTCTCCACAGAACCAAAGAAGTGCGCCCCGAAATCTGCAACAAGATTGTAGAAAACCGAGCGAACGAGATTGTCTCCTTCAAGGTCGGCTATTTGTGTGGTGAACCTATTCAGTATGTCGGCAGAAACGGTGAGGAAGCTACCGCAAAGGCTATCACCGCTTTGAATGAGCTTATGTTCGCAGAGGATAAAGCCACTAAAGACCAAGAGATTGTCGAGTGGCAAATGATTTGCGGCACTGCATATCGTTTGGTTCTGCCGGACGAGAAGAATGAGGAAGACGAAGCTCCCTTCGAGCTTCACACTCTCGACCCTCGTGATACCTTCGTTGTTTATTCCAGTGAGATCGGCAACAAGCCGCTCATGGGTGTGAAGTATTACAAGGACGATGAAGAAGTGCTTCGCTTCTCTGTCTACACCGAGAACCGCTACTACCTTATCGAAGGTGACATTCTGAAAGAGGAAAAAGCTCATGCCCTTGACATGATTCCTATTTTTGAGTACCCGGCGAACAATGCCCGACTCGGCTCTTTCGAGATTGTCCTTCCTCTGCTCGACACGATCAACAATATCGAGTCGAACCGTATGGACGGTATGGAGCAGACCATACAGGCTTTCATTAAGTTTGTGAACTGCGACATTACCGCCGATGATTTCAAGGAGCTGAAAGAGCTTGGCGCAATCAAGGTCAAGTCCGTGGACGGTGCGAACGCTGACGTGGACGTTGTTACCAACGATCTGAACCAAGACCAGTCTCAGACTCTTAAAGAGGACTGCTACTCCGCTATCCTCACTATCTGTGGCATTCCGAACCGTAATGGTGGTTCTTCCACCTCTGACACAGGAGCGGCGGTACTGCTTCGTGACGGTTGGTCTCTTGCAGAAGCGAGGGCAAAGGACAGTGAGCATATGTTCAAGAAGTCCGAGAAGAAAATGCTCAAGCTGGTGCTTCGTATCTGCCGTGACCTCGGTGATATTAACCTTCGCTTGAAGGATATTGACATGAAGTTCACTCGTAGGAACTACGAAGCGATTCAGAGCAAGTCTCAAGTGCTTGTCTCTATGCTACAGCAACCTAAGATTCACCCGATGTTGGCTTTCTCTCACTGTGGTATGTTCACAGACCCCGAAAATGCTTACGCAATGAGCATGAAGCATTACGAGGAGGAACAGAAAAAGCTCGCACAGCAGAATCCCAACCCACCCACAGACCCGGACGATGATTCGTCCAAGAAATGATGTTTGAGCGGTTCGCCGCTTCTAATATCGTCAGAGAAGACGTTAATCGCAAAAGGTAGAGAAACCTTAAATCGCAAAATAAGACAGAGAAGTCTACAAACGCAAGGAGGAATATCAAATGGCAAAGATTGATGTAACACAGATCGAGGGTTACGCAGAAATGTCCGCAGAGGACAAGTTGAAAGCCCTTGAGGGATTCGACATTCCCGACCCGGATTACAGCGGCTATGTGAAGAAGGACGTTTTCGATAAGACCGCTTCCGAGCTGGCTGGTGTCAAGAAACAGCTCAAGGACAAAATGACCGATGATGAAGCGGCAAAGCAGAAGGAACAGGAGGAACGTGAGGAGTTGCAGTCCAAGTACGACAAGCTCTTGCGTGAATCTGAGATTTCCAAGCATAAAGCGAAGTTGCTGGGTCTCGGTTACGATGAAAAGCTGGCTGATGAAACCGCAGAAGCTATGGCTGATGGGGATATGGAGAAGGTGTTCGCCAATCAGAAGAAGCACCTCGATTCCGTAGAGAAGCGAGTTCGTGCTGACGCTCTCAAAGATACTCCTAAACCTACTCCCGATGGAGATTCCAAGACAATGACACTCGAAAAATTCCGTAAGTTGTCCCCGGCGGAGCGTGCCGCTTTCTTCGAGGAACACCCGGAAGAATACAAAGAACTATATGGAGGTAATTAACAATGGCTCATAAGATTTATGATAATTTCTTCCTCTCCAATGAGGTTGAAGACCAGTTTAACTCCCACTTGAATCTACAGCAGTTCTGTACTGTTGATAACTCTCTCGTGGGCGAAGCTGGCATGAAGCGCAAGATCAACGTCTACACCGCTACTGACGGTACTCAGAAGTTGGGTATGGGTGAGGGCAACACCAAGTCCATCGAAGTTTCCTACGCTGAGAAGGAGTACGAAATTCTGCTCGCTCAGAACCGTTTTGAATACTACGATGAACAGGCTATGACCGATCCTATGCTTGTTCCTGTCGGTGTCCGCCACATGGGTACTGATATGTTCAACACGGTCAATGCGGACATTTTCGCAGAGTTCAACAAGGCTACTCTGACTCACGAAGCTACTTCCTACGGTTTCGGCACTTTCGCTGACGCTGTTGCGAAGCTGAACCTTGAGGAGATCGAGGGTGTGAACATCTTTGGTTTCGTGAATCCGGCTGACATGGCTGAGATTCGTAAGGCTCTGAACGAAGACCTCAAGTACGTTGAGTCCTTCGCTCGTAATGGCTATGTGGGTACTGTTGCTGGTGTGAACATCTACACCAAGAAGGACGCTGTGTCCGGCACTATCATCATTGCCACTAAGGAAGCAGTTACCATCTTCAACAAGAAGGGTACTGAAATCGAGCAGATCACCAAGAATGCTCGTTCCGAGACTGCGGCTAATACTCGTCTGAACACTATCTTCTCTCGTAAGTATTACCTTGCCGCTCTGACTGACGCAACTAAGGCAGTGAAGATCACTGTTGCTGAGAGCGTCTAATCTAAGAACAGGAGGACAGGAAGTATGTATGAAGTTGTAAGAGCGTTCAGAGACGCTAAGAACGAAGATCACTACTACGGTGTAGGTGATACCTACCCTGTGTCCGGCTACAAGCCTACTAAGGCTCGTATCGAGGAGCTTGAGAAGGGCAAGAACAAGCACGGCAAGGTCTATATCAAGAAGGTTGCGGAGGACGAAACTCCCGACAACGGTTCTGAGCAGACCGATGGTGCTGACACTGCCGATCAGACTCCCGACAACGGTTCTGAGGAATAAGTAAAGGAGGTCGGATAACATGACGCACGATGAAAAGCTGACTGCGCTCAAGGCTATGGTCGGCGGCTCTGACACTGACGAAGTGTTATCCGCCTATCTGAACCTCGCCGGAGGTAAGATTATCGCTAAAGCATATCCGTACAAAAGCGAAGTGACCGAAGTTCCGGCTCAGTACCACTACCTACAGGTAGAGATAGCCGCCTATATGCTGAACAAGCGTGGTGCGGAAGGTCAGACTTCTCATACCGAGAACGGTATCACGAGACAGTATGAAAATGCCGATGTACCAGCTTCCATGCTGAAAGCGATTACTCCCTATTGTGGGGTGATTAAATGAGGTGCATGAACAGAAACAAGGTAAAGTTCTTCTACTCTCTGTATGAAGGACGAGAACCTATCACAGACGAGTACGGCAATGTGACAGGCGAATATGACGTAAAACACGGTAATCCGACTGAGGGCTATGCCAATATCTCTGCCGCAAAGGGTGAAACTCAGACACGGCAGTTCGGTGAGTCTGAGACCTATGACAAGGTGATTGTCATGGATAACGAAGCTCCTCCGATTGACGAATACTCAGTGCTTTGGGTCGATACCGTTCCCCAGCTCAATGAGGACGGTTCGTTGGCGGTGGACGAGGAAGGTAACGTGCTTACCCCTCATGACTACATCGTCAAGAAGGTTGCAAAGAGCTTGAACAACGTGTCGATTGCGATAAGCAAGGTGAACGTCAGTGGCTAAGAAGGTTATCAAGTTCGGATTATCGGAGCGTGAGATCGACAGGGCTTTGAAGGAACTGGAACAGTACAAGCAAGACCTCATTCGTAAGACAGAAATTCTCCGTGAGAGGATTGCTGAGAGGATTGCAGACCAGTCCCGGAGCGGTTTTGCCGGAGCGATTGTAGACGATCTGTTGAAGGGCGGTCAGAGAACCGCCGAGGTCAACGTATCAGTCGAAGTCCGGGATAATATCTCGGTGATAATCGCAAGTGGCGAGGACGCAATTTGGGCTGAGTTTGGTGCTGGTGTATATCACAACGGTTCAGTCGGAAGCTCCCCACACCCCAAAGGTGCGGAACTCGGTTTCACAATCGGCGGTTACGGCAAAGGCATGGGTAAAAAGGAGACTTGGGGCTTCTATGAAGACGGTGAGTTGCGCTTGACGCATGGCGCACCAGCGGTAATGCCTATGTACAATGCCGTGAAGACCGTATGTGCGGAAATCGCTGATATTGCAAGGGAGGTGTTCAAATGATTGACATGGAAAACGAGATTTTCAACGAAGTGTCTGAGAGAGTCCGGGCGAAGTACCCGAACATTTTCATGACAGGTGAGTATGTGAAGTCTCCCTCCTCTTTCCCTTGTGTATCACTTGTTGAAGCGGACAATGCGACATTCCGAAACTCGCAGACCTCCGATGGTAAAGAAAATCATGCGGCGGTCATGTACGAGCTGAATGTCTACTCCAACAAGACCAAAGGTAAAAAGGCAGAGTGTAAAGAGATCGTGGCTTTCATTGATGAAATACTCATGGAGCTGAACTTCACTCGACTTATGCTCGAACCTGTACCTAACCAAGACGAAGCAACCATTTATCGAATGCTCGGACGCTACCGGGCAGTCATTTCAAAAAACAAAACGATTTATAGGAGGTAAACCGAAATGGCAATTTCTACCTACAAGGTTTTTCTTATGAAGAAGACCGAAAATGCTTATGAAAAGCTCGTTGACATTAAGGACTTCCCCGATTTGGGTGGTGCGCCGGAAATGTTGGAGACAACTACTCTTTCCGACAAAATGCAGACCTATATTCCGGGTATTCAGTCCCTTGACGCTCTCGCTTTCACTGCGAACTACACTAAGGAGGATTACACCAAGCTCAAGGCTCTTGAGGGTGTAGAGAACGACTACGCTGTGTGGTTCGGCGGCACTGAGGAAGCTGGTGTCGTGACTCCTACTGGCACTGATGGCAAGTTCGAGTTCAAGGGTCAGCTTTCCGCTTATCCTGTGGGCGGCGGTGTGAATGAGGTAGTTGATATGAACATCACTATCGCTCCTTCCACTCCTATCACTATGGCAGAAGCGTAATCAAGAAATAACAGGAGGACAGACAAATGGCTAAACAGCTTATTTTTACTTTTGAAGACAAGGAGTACACGCTTGAGTTCAATCGCAGAACTGTGGCGGAAATGGAGAAGAAGGGGTTCATTGCTTCCGAGATCACGGATAAGCCTATGAGTACCCTTCCGGCTCTGTTCGCCGGAGCGTTCCTTGCACATCACAGATTTGTGAAACAGGACGTAATCGACAAAATTTATTCCAAACTTACCAAGAAAGAGGACTTGATCGGCAAGCTGGCTGAAATGTACAACGAACCGATCATGGCTCTCGTAGAGGAACCCGAAGAAGACAAGGGAAACGTGAACTGGACAGCAACTTGGTAAGTGACTTGCTGTCCTCCACTGAGGGGAGTGGTGGTGTAACTGCCACTGCTCCCCTCAAAACTTACACAGAGAAATTCCATGAGCTTTTTCCGTACTATCTGTCAATCGGTATGACCGAGGAGCAGTATTGGGACAGAGACAGCACACTTGTGGTGGCATACCGCAAGGCGGAAGAACTCAAAACCAACAGGAAAAATCAAGAAATGTGGCTACAGGGTGCGTATGTGTACGAAGCTCTGTGCCGGGTATCTCCTCTCCTTCATGCGTTCGCCAAGAAGGGAACGAAACCTGTACCTTATATCGCTGAACCGTTTGCTATCACTGAGAAACAGGCGGAATACAGACAGGAGGAAAAGGAAAAGAAGAACTTCGATAAGGGCAAAACGATGATGGAAGGATTCATGATACGACACAACAAAAAGTTTGAAGGGAAGTGAGAACCATGTCTACTACAATCGAACAGTTAGAGGTTGAGGTACAATCCAGTGCCACGTCAGCCGTAAGTGGTATAGACGCTCTTGCTTCTTCTCTTGGTAAGTTGAAGACCGCTGTCAAAGGCGGTGTCGGCTTGACTTCTGTTGCGAAACAGCTCACCACACTGAACACTGCCTTGAGCAGTGTCAGTGCTGGTAATGCCGAAAATCTGAATAAACTTGCCAACGGATTAAAGACGCTTTCTTCCTGTGGAAGTCTCAAGCTGTCTTCCTCTGTGGCAACGCAGATCACGAACATCGGCTCTGCGATTCAGTCCTTAAATGGCACAAATTTTGGTGCGCTCAATTCCCTTGCCAATGCTCTCACTCCTTTGGCGAACATCGGTAAGTCGAATTTGAACAGCTTTATCTCTCAGTTGCAGAGACTACCGCAAGCGGTACAAGCTCTCAGCTCTGTAAATATTGGCAGTTTGGGTACTCAGATTTCTCAGCTCGTGTCGGCTCTCTTGCCGCTCACACAGATGGGTAAGAACAACCTCACTTCCTTTATCACGCAGTTGCAGAAATTACCACAGGTAATGACCGCTCTTAGATCGGTTGACATGGGTGCGCTGGCTTCTCAGATTCAGCAGTTGGCGAATGCCCTTGCTCCTCTCGCAACGCAAATGCAGTCTATCGCAAACGGCTTCTCCGCTTTCCCGGCGAGAATCCAGCGATTGATTAGAAGCACTAACAACCTCACCACTGCCAACAACGGTGCGTCCATGAGTTATGCGAATCTTGCGGCGAAAATCGGTATTGCCGTAGTCGCAATGAAGCGTATCGCAAGCGTTATCGCTGGCTGGATTACTGAATCCAACAAGTACATCGAGAACTTGAACCTGTTCACGGTGTCTATGGGCGAGTATGCGAACGAAGCTCAGAAGTACGCTGAGACCGTTGCTGAGATCATGGGTATCGACCCCGGCGAGTGGTTGAGAAATCAAGGTATTTTCATGACGCTTGCGACTGGTTTTGGTGTTGTGAGTGACAGAGCGTACACCATGAGTCAGAACTTGACTCAGCTTGGTTACGACCTCTCCTCCTTCTTCAATATCAGTTACGAAGACGCTTTCCAAAAGCTACAGTCGGGTATCTCCGGCGAGCTTGAACCTCTCCGTAGGCTTGGTTTCGACCTGTCTGTGGCGAGACTGCAACAGGAAGCTCTTAACCTCGGCATTCAGAAAAATGTCAACCTCATGACACAGGCTGAGAAAGCGGAACTGAGATACTACGCTATCATGACACAGGTCACTACCGCTCAAGGCGATATGGCTCGTACACTGGAAGCTCCGGCTAACCAGCTTCGTGTCTTGAAAGCACAGGTTACACAGTGCGCTCGTTCTTTGGGTAACATCTTTATCCCTGTTCTGAACGCTGTGTTGCCTTATGCGATTGCTCTCGCAAAGGCTATCCGTTTGGTGGCTGACGCAATCGCAAGCCTTTTCGGATTTGCTCTGCCGGAAGTCGATTATAGCGGTATCAGTAGTGCCGCTGGCGGTGTCGGTGACATTGCAGACGGTCTCGGTGACGCAACCGACAAGGCGAAGGAGCTGAAAAACGCTCTCCTCGGCATTGACGAGCTGAACATCATTTCTCCGCCCGAAGATTCGAGCGGTGGCGGTTCGGGTGCTGGTGCTGGCGGAGGTGGCGGTCTCGGCTTCGAGCTTCCTACTTATGACTTCCTCGGTGACGCTGTAAATAGCAAGGTCGAAGAAATCCTCACCAAAATGAAGGAATGGCTCGGTCTTACTGAGGACATTGACACATGGAGCGAGTTCTTCCACACAAGACTTGGCAGAATCCTCACTACTGTGGGTGCTATTGCTCTCGGTCTCGCAACGTGGAAGATTTCTCAGAGCGTTCTCACTGGCATTCAAGGTCTGTTGACTTTGAAGAAAGCCGGGTTGGGTAATGGTTTGACACTCTCCATCGGTCTGAGCTTTTCCATTGCTGGTATCGCACTGGAAGCGGCTGGTATCATTGACGCTATTCAGAACGAACTCAACGGAATGAACTTCGCTCAGATTCTTGGCGGCGGTAGTTTCATCACAATCGGCGGTGCTTTCATCGGCAAGGCGGTTGCTGGCTGGATTACCTCTGCTTTCAGCGGAAGTGCTGTTGCTACAGCTCTCTCCACGGCGGCAACGAACTTGGGTCTTGGTACTGCAACGGCGGCTGGTGCGGCTTTGGGTGCTGGTATCGGTGGTATTATCGCTGGTATTCCGGCATACATCACTGGCATTTATGACGCTATCAAAAACGGTATCGACTGGCTGAGTTCTGCGCTTATCGGTGCTGGTGCTACGGCGGCTGGTGCTGGTATCGGTGCTATCATCGGTGCTTGTGGAGGTCCGATAGGAGCTGGTATCGGTGCATTGATCGGTCTCGCAGTCGGCTTGGTGACTGACGGTATTATCCTCGTAGTTCAGAAATGGGACGTAATTGTCGAGTTCCTTGACAATTTCTTTACGAAGACCATTCCGGGACTGTGGAGTGACTTCACCACTTGGCTCGGCAAGATTCCGAAACAGCTCGAAAAATTCTTCAAGTCGTTGCCCGGAAAAATCGAAGATTGGTTCGATGATCTGTGGCAACCGATTAAAGATTATGACTGGAACGCTCTTGGCTATAACATCGGACAGTGGTTCGGTAATGCTTGGAAGACCGCAGTCAACTTCGTAACCGTAACGATTCCGACATGGTTCACAAATATGTGGAACAGTATCAAGTCTGCTTTCAAGCAGTTCTTCACTGTGACGCTCCCTACCTTCTTCACACAGACGATTCCGAATGTGGTAACGAAGGTGGCAGAATTTTTCAAGGCACTGCCCGGAAAAATCTACAATGCGTTCGTTTCCGCAAAACAGTCCATTGTCGATATTGGCTCGGCTATCATTGATGGTATTTGGGAGGGTCTACAGTCCATTTGGAAAGCTATCACGGATTTCGTAGATGGTTTCGTACAGGGCTTCAAGGACGCACTCGGTATTCATTCTCCTTCCACCGTCTTCAAGGCGATTGGTGAGGACATTGTAGCCGGACTGTTACAGGGTATCGAAGGTTTCACCAATATGATGAACACCGTTAAGGAATGGGGCGCAAGCGTCATTGAGTGGTTCACTAAGGGTGAAGACGGTAAGAACATCGTAGATCATTTCAAAGAAATCGGCGGTAACATCATCGGCGGTTTCAAAGATAAGATCAGCACGACCTACACCAATGTGAAGACCAGTGTCACCACTTGGGCTTCCAAAGTGAAGGAGTGGTTCACGAACAGCTCCTTCGGCGGTATCAATCGTGAGTCTTTCGCAACCTTCG